ATAGTACGTAAAATCATAGTCATTCGTCTACTACCTTAGACAATTTCTAATGTTACTGGCAATAATATTCTATTATAATTAATAAACATATTCTATCACATGAGTAAAATATTGCTAATGTGAGAAGAAAATAATTCTAAAGCAAAAGGGATAACCGTTCATTATTAGAAACGATTATCCCTTTTATTAGAATTATTTAGTTCTTCTCTTCTAAAGCTTTAACTCTATCTTCAAGTTCTTTAATCTTGTAAGCATTGTACATACATTTCTGTTCCAATGTCATACAGTCATCACTTAACATTGGCTGAGTTCCCATTCCAAACCCATGCCCACAACCAAACCAAGGATACGGAAAAATCCATGGTGCTATAGGAATCATAAAATCACCCCTCTTTACTGGTTTCAATTTGTATTCTTATTCTCAATATTTGTTCATAGGCAAGCATTGCGTTTAATTGCATTGTCATAAGTTCTATACTACAGTTAGGTTTAAACTCACATTTATGGTTAATTATTTTGTTTATAGTTTTACTTAGTTTTATAATTTTCTCACTCAAAGCTAATTCTTCATCTAATAGTCTTTTCTGCCAGTCTTCCATATCATTTCTCCAATATTTCAAAATAGTCGCCATCAGTTATATTGTATATTAGAGTTGAATTATCTTTACATGTAAAATTGATTGTTTTTCTATCTTTATTATATTTTATATTTTTAATGTTAATTATTTTATATAGTAAATTGTCACCTGAATCGTATATGTTGATTGATAGCATTTTTAACTCACTTTCTTGGTTATGTCAAAATCGGTTGCATATAATGTAATTGTAGTATTTGGCGTCATTACATTTTCTCCACCATTATAGCATAATGTATGCCAACGTTTGTTGCACCTGAGGCAGTATTTTTTATTGATATTGTACCGAACGAAACGCTATTCATTCTACCGTTTGAATCGGTACTTTCTCCAGCTGTGTATATATTAGGGATTGACGAATATATACTTCCGATTTGTATATCCTGCGCTGTTACATATACTCCGCACAGATACCCTTTATAACGAGTGGACGGTTCAAGTCCTGAAAAATTGCCTGTTAAATTTACCTTTTTCCATGTGCTTGACACATCTGTCGCAGTAGTCATAAATAAAAACATGCGTGGGGGATTATCTCTTAACTTATAACTATTATCCCCTATAATAATACTATCTCCGCCTGCATCACTCTCAAACCCAACACGAATTGGGTCATTGTCAGCATTATCCGTAATCTGTACACTCATTCCTTCCGCATCCTTTGCGGCTGAAACTGTCAGATTATTTGTATCACTTCCCATTCGTGTTGACCTGCTTGTAGCCGGGTCTGTTGCAACACGTTGTACCTTACTATTGGCAACGGCTACCTGCTGATTGAGAGTGTTAATTTCTGAACTATGGTTTATTGATGTTGAAACTAAATTCTGAATGGAAGCATCCTGGTTGTTGTTTTTCTTAACAATATCATCAAAATTGAAAGCAAGATTTCCAAACGTAACCATATGTCCAGTATCATTTTCAAGAAAACCGAACTGAACTCTATCTTCATTGACATTGTCAATAAAATCCATAGATTTGGTGTCGTTTTCAGTGTATGTGCTAACGGTCAAGTTGTTATTATTATTTCCGATTCTAGTGCTTCTACTTGTAGCTGGGTCAGTAGCTACTCTATTAACAGAATCGTCAATTCTCTGAACATCATCAGCAAGGTCACTAATAGCGCTATCCTGTTCAGTGTCCTTCGCATTTATATCAGCAATAGCCGCATCCTGTTCATCATTTTTAGCGTTAATCCTAGAGATTCTCGTATTGATATCTGCAATACTAGCATCATGAGCAGTAAGTCTATTACCATGTTCCCTAATCAAAACATCCTGAGCATCCTGACTTTCTTCAAGAGCATCAAGTCTATCGTCCTGTTCATCATCCTTTGCATCAATTCTTTCTATAGCATCATCAATATTACCAAGTCTACCATCCTGTTCAGTATTTTTAGCTGTATTGGCATTAATCTGAACCTGCTGTTCTCTATTGAATGCTTCTTCACTTGTAACACGTTCTTCAAGATTAGCAACGTGCTCTTCAGCAGTTACCACTCTTTCTGCTAAATCATCAACTCGTCCATCAAGTCTATCAATTTCTCCTTGAGTGTCTTTGAATCCTTTCTGAATTGCTTTCCAGTTAGCGTTTCTACCTGGTCTCCTTGTATCATGTCCATCATCAGGATTATACAAGTCGTTTCTATATTCATCATAATAATTAGCCATAGCTAAAATTCCACCTTTCTCTTAGCAGTCATATAAACTCATGAATAGACAGCCTAAATCTTTAATTATTAGCATTTCAATATCATATGCTGTATCATATAACATTTGTGCTAATTCCTGTTCAGGTTTATGTCTGCCAGTCATGTGGTCGTCATAATTATTAGTGGTATCCGTATCAATAGTTCTATGATTTGTAATATCATGCGTGTAGTCTGTTACGATATCCCTATTTTCGCCAATATCATCATGATAAGTCATATCATGTGTATTGTCTCTAACAATATCATGCCCATACACGTCATTTCTGTGTGTAGTTCTTGTTTCAGTACTTTCATCACTATGCGTATTATTGACAATTGTTCCATCAGTCAACCATTGATTTATCCAAGTGTCGTCTAATCCATAACCAAGATTATTCAGATTTTGCTGTGGGGTATCACTATGTCTTGTAATAGTATCATATTTACCAGATGTTCTAAAAGCATCAGTCCAGTTTTCATCCCATACGTCTGTTGAATCCTTACGCTCTGTCCACTTATCAACATCGTTTTGAGTAGCGTCTTTAGTGTGGGAAAAATCATTATCCTCAACTGTCTTACTGGTTTTATCATCTGTATCATGGTCTATTGTGTCCAATGTTCCCCATTGCCTACGTGTTACATATTCATTATGGTCTGTTAAAGGCTCTGTAGTCAAATTTCTAGCCTTAAACATTACATTATATTTGGGCATAATCATTGCCATTCTTGCCCTAAGTGCATCCCTGAACTGTCTTTCTGTCTCGAAACCTATTTCATAGGTATCATACCAGTCAAGTATCATCAGGTTGAGGGATTCACGGTACGCTTCATTCCAGATAGGATAACTGTCCAGTCCAAAGTCAAAACCGTTCACCCTCAACGTATGCACATTGCAAGTATACTTTGCGGGATAACCGTAAAACATTCCATTGTCTAACGGTAAATCAGTATAACTTGCCATCACTCAACCTCTTCTTTCTGCCTTTCTTCGGCATCTTTTTCAATTGTCTCTCTGTAACCGCCCTTACCAAGAGAACTACTATTTGTATTCTCATATCGGGTATCAGTAAACTCTCTAGGATACAGGTCAACATTGAATTCACAAGAAGTATTAAGCCCGAACAGTTTATTTATAGATTCACAAAATTGCACTCTTGCATCCAAAAAACTGTTCTTTGTTAATGAGATTGATTCTCTATCTATGTTGATTTCATCTACTAAAAGCTGAGCACGTTTTTCAACCGTCTTTGACGTTACACCTATTTCATTAAAATAGTCATTGATAATATCATGTTTTAGTAATTCAAATTTATCACATAGATACGGTGCTGTAGGTGGATAAAACCACTCACGCTCTTCACTCATTAAATCCTCTCTGCCATATACTACAGGTTTATGACCTGCTATCATTTCATAGACATTGCTATATGTCAATTCCTGACCATGCGGTGCTCTAATAACGGCGGGAGTATTCTGTGCTTTCAAATTCACATCTTCCAGTCCATCTATATCTGATAACATTTGTGCATAGTGGTCAATTGTAAAGTACATAGGTCTATGTGTAGGGCAGTTCCAACCTATAGCAATTTCATCTACCTTTTTAACATAGCTTGCGATTTTATTAGTGATTGTATAACTTGTAGCACCACCAAACCAATTGTAACCAGTGTTAGGGTTGACAGCACCTACAATAGGAATTGCTTTAGTAGCATCTGTATAACAGAATCCAACACAAGCACCTTCTAAGAATAAACTATTCAGATACATTTCTATCTGATAACGATTGTTTTCTTCAAAAGGTAATCCATCCCATTTAAAAGCTGTCAGATAATAGTCTACAAGTTTTGCTCTCCACCAATTAAATCGTGCCCTGTTTAATGCTGTTTGTGCTTTATTGGTCACGCTTCGCTTAGCCATTTGTAAACCTCTTTATAGATGATTTGCTGTTGCAAAACCGAATTTTTTATAGTCTCCAACTGTGTTAAAAATAAATATGCCATTGTTAAATCTATTTATTATTTTCATTAAGTCTTTTTGTGGTACAAGTCTACCAGATATGCTAGCATCTAGTGTTTCATAATAATTCCAACGTGGGTAATTACCAAACACTATTCTTTGCGGTGAACCGCCCATAGAATAGCCATATGTTCCAAAATATGCATTTAATCTTAAAATGTCTGGCATAGAAGGAAAATAATGAGCTATTTTTACAAGTGGATTACTTTCATTGTAAGCGGCAATTGTACTACTAGCTGTACCAACTACTTCTGCACCTTCTTGTATAATTGTTTGTGCTTGTATATTACCTTGTTTCATGTCTATACCCGCACCTATAACATCAGCCGCCGCATTAGCGAATGCACCTGCCGGATTCAATATTTTAAATGGATTTGTTACGTCACCTATAATTTTTGCTGTATCCTGTGCCGCTGTTTTTGTTGTTGATAGTATACTGCTTTGTAATGCTTTTAAGTCTACACCATATGTTGATAGCTGAACTCTATCCCAACTAGGTGAAGCTACACTATAATACCCATGACCTATATCATTAGGTAAATTATTTGGGGTTAATATGGCATTACCGTTTATACCCTGAGTAGCGAAAACTTCAAAGTTTAATCTGCCAATACCAAAAACATCTGGCTTGTATAAATTAACAGGTATCATTCTAGTGTTGCCACAAAGATTTTCATAGAGTTTATTGAATTGTGGTGAATATTTCATTTTTTTCCAAACAATAGCTGAGTTACTATTACCCCAAGTCATATTAAATTCTACTACTCTTCTATAGTTAGGAATATCAGCTAAATCTGTGCCTGCTGTTTCAGCGTTATTAAAATATAATGGAACGTGATACATTCCTATTATATCTTGTGCTCTACCATTTTGAACAAAGGCTTGTATAATATCACCTGCTATAAGTGGGCTAACAATACTTGTATTTGGTTGTGTACCTGTTGCGCCTATAGCTGTTGAACCTGCTTGTATTTGACTTGCCCAACTTTTTAACAATGATACACTTTCACCCTTAGCAAGTGACAACATACCATCAAAATAGTTGTCAATTCCATTTTGGCTATAGCTTGTTGTCTTTACAGCTGTTACTATGTGAATTAGCTTAGCGTCTTCTGTAGAAAAACCCTCTTCTTTAGTTTCAACATCCCAAGAATGTACACCAATAGGTTCAGGATAAAAATTTACATTGAGATTAGTATAATCATCCGCTATAGGGTGACACCTTATCATTGGTGAATCATTGAATGTATATTGACCTGCATAGTTTAGCCAAGGGTCAATTTCAATGTGACATAATGTCATATCATCATTGATATAGGTAAAGTCAGTTATGAAAGCAAAATTCAGTTTGCCATTGTTATCAAAAGTGCAATAGTTATACTTCTTAACATCGTTTATATTTCCTGTTGCTCTAAATGCACTAGCATCCCTTTGCCAGTAGCAATCAGGATAAACTTTAGAAGGAAAACTACTTACAGCACCTAACGCTTCACCTTCTGATTCAGCCTTAACAACATATCTGTTAGATATATCAAAGTCTGTTGCGTATAATGTTACAACTGTATTTGGATTCATGTTGTTACCTCAATAAATGGCTACTATTGCACTCACTGAAAAAAGGAGAGAAAAAGATGAATGTAATAGTAGCCATATCACTATAGCTGTATAGCTATATCTTATTTACTGTCTCTTCACAAGTGCAATAGCATTAGCGCAAGTATTTACAGCATACGTCTGGAAAACTGTCAGATAATGATTACGATAAAGTCCTGCACTGTTAAAGAAATCACTAGCCTGCATGAAATTGTCTCTGTACTCAAACGCTTTTCTATCAGCAACGATAGCAATGATATTATCATTTGTTACTTCCTGCTGTTTAGACTTGTCAAAATATGAGAACCTATCTACAGGCACAATTTTCTGCTTGAACTCTGTCTCATTCAGATTGAAAGCACCCGCCAAGGTTTCCACCTCTGTATTAACAAGTGCTTCTGACGTAATGAAAATAACAACGTCCTCATTTTCAACCCACGTAATAGCCGGAGTCGGGTCGTCAATACCCTGAGCCGCCGCATATTCCTGATAGTTGTTATATGCACTACTGGGGAATGTAAAGTCAAGTGCTAACCTGCGACTTGCTTTAATCAGATTTTTGCCTGCCTGATTAGCGTCAGATTCTAAGTCAAAATCAATCTGCATTGTTTTGATAATATTCTGATTAACAGATTCAACTAACAGGAACTTAACAAGATTCTGTTCAGAAATCTCGTTTCCAGAATAAAGTGTTCTGATAGCACCCTGAACAAAATCATCTAACTGTTCCCATGTAGTAAAAGCACCCTGCAAAAGCGGCTGTGGAATTGTTACCCAGAACTGTTCTTCACGATTTCTCCGGAAATACTGTACTTTCACATCAGGTTTCTTTCTATTGAGTAACGTATCTCCAAGTGCAATGGAATATGCTCTACCCTCTGCCGGGTTAATGTACTGGTATTCATAATCAGTTCCGAGTGGAAATCCCTCACGTTTGAGCAATGAATACTTATTATTGTACATTTTTGCTTCTACTACCTGAAAAACTAGCTTGTTGATAACATAATCAAGAAATTCGTTCATCAACGGTGCATATTTTACAATAGGAGCGAACGCACTTTTGAAATCTGTGGTGGTTGTTGCTCTTCCAACTTTAGCCTGATAACCTTCGGAAGAAGCGTCAAGTGCGGCATTGAATACATCTACACCCCTCTGTGCGCTACTCATGGTAGCATTATTACTACCAGTATCAACATTCTTAGCCATTAGAATAATCCTCCATACATTTCTACCTGTGACTTCAAAATCTTTTCAATCTTTTCTTCGTTTGTTTCATCATCAGGGTCATTATTTTCATCGTTTGGTTGATTTCCGTCAGGTGTAAACCTTGCGGTATATTGCTTTTCAATCTGACCGTACAACATGGCATTAGCCTGTTTTAAACGTTCATTTTCAGCTTTTAAAGTGTCACGGTCTGCAACTACTGTGTTGAACTCTTCTAACCCGTCAGTAACAATACCAAGCATGGTTGTACGCATAGCATTGTAACCATCTTCGGTTTCATGTCCATCCATATCCATTACCTTAGTAACATCTTCAATTTTATACATTTATCTTACCTCTTTGCATTGGTATAATCTATACCATCTAGTGTTCCTGAATGTTCCCAAGGATATTCGCTTATCTTTCCTATCTCACAAGAATGTAACTCTTTAGGAAAATGTAGAAAATACCCGTATCCTATATCTAAACCAACGTGTCTTCCTGTGTTGTTAAATGTAGTGAATAGTAAACTACCTTCAACTCCAAGTCTAGGTGTTGTCTTAATAGGGCATTTTTCATACATACCGATTGAATATCCAACTATTCCTGAGATATCTGTTATAAATCCGGAGCAATCTAACCCTATTTTGTTTCTGCTGTAATCTTTGATTTGAATCAGGGTATTTTTATCGTATCTACTAAAATATACTGATTCCAATCTAATAAGTGTTTCCATAACATCATCTGTTAAGATTTGACCTTTTGCACCATAAAAATATGCGTAACGGTCTTTTTCATTGAGTACACTTAGTGCGTTTTGTATCAGTTGATAGTAGTTCATATTATTTACCCTTTTTACTTACAAGTGTTTTTATGGTTTCTACTATTCCGCTCAACTCTCCGTTAATGCTGAAATTTTCTATAATGCTTAGGATTTCCATAATTGTTACATACGAACAGGTAGCAATATAAAGATTAAGCTGAGCGTTAAGGATATCTAAGAAATATTTATCAATAACTATTGATACTGCTATGATAGCTATTTCAGAAAATTTCTTATATAATCCATTGCGGAAAATAGAACTTTTCCATGTTTTACAATATAGGCTTCTTACTGTTCCAATAATGATATCTAATAGTATAAATATAGCTACCCAAGCTACTCTGCTATACATTTGATATCTATGCGAATAGTTCCAGTGCCATCCTTTGTGGGAATATGGTATACTGTTACCCCATTAGTTAATTCAAGCCTTTTTACAGTTCCGCTTGAAATCAACTCTATTGCTGTTGCTACCTCATTAACCATATTCTTAAATTCATTTGCTGTCACGTTTCGCTTCTCCCTTCTGTAGTAGTCAACTACTATTCATAAGGGGGAAGCAATACTTCCCCCTCGGGTGACTAACCCGAACCAGACCGCTCTTCACGGTAGTCTTCTGGCTTAATTTAACACTAGCATAATTGCCCTTATTTGTCAAGTAAAATCGTTACTTTTTCGGTAATTTCTTTCTAAATATCTCCGTTACCATATCATTCTTAGAAACAATTGACCCTTTAGCTAATCTATAGTTTAACGCTTGCCTGATTTTTGGATAAAATGTAATTTCTGCGAATGTTTCGATTGACATTGTATAGTCTTTAAATTTACTATCAGTTAATAATATAGGTAATTCTATTTTAGTTGGAATAATGCAAAATATATAGTGATATCCCTGTGTTATCTTTATTCTTGTTCCGTTTCTATACGCTTTTGTTAGAAGTAATTGTTGTACATTCATTCCGTTATAATCATCGGGATAACTATTTACTTCCCAACCACCTGTTGTTATCATGGTAGCGGATGAAGTAGCAAAATCAAAATACTTATCTGATTTTTTCCCTTTTGTAGTTCCTTTACAATGTTCTACAGCTACTATTGCCCCTGCTTTTGTTTTGAAGGATACTATAGTTCCCTGTTTGATTTTAAAAGGGTCTATTCCAAAACCATCAAAATAGGCTGAATAGCGTGTTACTGTATTGCCTAATAGATAAATTTTGACGTTATTTCTATCACGCACTATAGTTGACACGTTGTTTAAAAAGTCATTGAACTCTTGCAATGGTGAATCAACATTCTCATAAAAATATCTTCTGCTTGACAGAAATTCATCCAATATAATGGTAGTGACTTCCGGATAAGCGTTTCCCTTATATTTCAGCCAACCTGAAACAGACATTACATGTCCTATTAACCATTTATCTTTCGGACGTTCTTCCCTGTTAGGATAAATATAGTATGAGCCTGAATAATAATCTATTGTTGCATCGTTTCCGAATTTATCTTTAACCACCTCTGCATGATTAGCTATAAATTGTTTTGCGTGTTTAGCTGTTACTTCATCCTCGTTTCTACGCATATACACAAACTGTTCATAACCAGTTTTTGCATATCTTTCTATAGCATACCGCAATGTGTCATATGTTTTACCGTTTGACCTTTCACCGTATATAATCATGTAGTCGGCGTTTGTTTGTCTGATTTTATCTCCTGAGTAGTACGCCATTTATCATCATCCTTTCTATTCCATATATGTTTACTGTATTCTTTAATCAATTTTTCTTCGTTTTCTCTTATTTTCATTATTTTTACAATCTTATCTGCCTTATTCATATGATTCATCATTCCCTTCACGTATAGAATTAACAAGTGACTGATATTTACTTAATTCTTTTTCATATTTATCTACAAGGTTAGTTAAATCTGTTATTATTAAAGCCTGCCTATCTATTTCATTCTTTAATTTTATTTTTTCACCATAACAAACAGTTAAATATACTTCGTATCTTTTGCATCTATCTTCCAGTTCTGTTATCTTATCATTTGCTCTTATTATGTATTTTTCTTTTTCACTTAAATATTCATCATTCTTTTTCATTTTGTGCTCACCCTTTCCAATTCAATGCACGGAATATGATTAACGATTATTTCATATAATTCTTTACTGTCTCCGCTAACTGTCATTAATGAATTGTTATCTCCATTTGCTATAATATTTGTTGTATCTATATTATTCTTTTCCAGTGACTTCTTAATAGCCGTTAAATCTTTTCTATCACCTAAAAAGGTCATTGCGTGTTTCTGAAAGTATATTTTCATATCTACTCCTTAGATTAAATGAATTTCTAAATACGGTTCTACAGACCATGCGTACAAAACTCTATATAAAATAAACTGAGCACTACTTATTACATATCTATCTGACTCTGCTTCTTTTTCTATTCTAAGACCCGGATAAAATTTAATTCTTTTTGTAAGCAATTCATACAATTCTTCATTGCAATGAAAACTTAATTTGTCATACCCTAATATCACATTTAATATTGTTGTTTCTCTTTTAACCCTCATCATAATCACCTCCTTCCTTTGCTATGATATAACCTGCTATAAATCCTACTCCAAAAGCAAATAACAGTAACCCTAATACTGCACCCATCATTTTATTACCTCATTTCATATGTTTGTTCTACCAGTAGCACTCCACCTGGTATTCGTTTTTGTTTCAGATTTCCGGGAACTTTTAATCCAATCTTGAAATCATTTAACGTCATTCCTTTTTCAACAAATTCTGTATATGATTCTTTCCAGTTTAGTCCACGTTCATTCTCTTTTGGTAATGCTTTTTCCAATGCTAAATTTACTAGCAATTTTGGTGTTTTTCCCATACCTGCACACTTTATATTGTAATAAGGGTGGTCTACTGGCTTTCCATCTTCATGCGTTACGTGTTCTATATATGTTTTCTGCCTTACGAACACTGCCTTATCCCAATAACTTTCTAACTTCCAATGACAGAATTTAGTATCATGTACCGGAATACCTTTCATTTCTTCTGGCTTTAAATCACAATGTATAGAATCTGTATCAGCATATATAAAGCCTCTCTTATCACTTCCATAGAAATTCATCTGTGCCGCTCTAATGGTAAAGCATCTTGCATAACTTGTAATAGCAGCACCACATGGTAAATAACCCGGTGTTTTATCGTGCTCTTCTATAGTATGGAAATCAACTACACCATCAGGGGCTAATTCTGCTACATTGAAACTACTATTAGTTGTTGCCGCTAGCCTGCCATATAGATTATTAAGGAACAATTTAGCAAGTGTTCTCATAGCACCTGTTGAATTTTGCTTTATCTCTGCATATTTGTTAATATAAGCATCGAACAAACCTACTACTGCATTAAAATAACACCCATCTAATATTTCACAATCAACCAATCTATAATGCTCTTTAACTAATTCGTACTCATTCCATGTTAATGTCATTGTTATTCTGGTATCATGTAATTCACCATTATCATCAACCCATTCTGATATATGTTCCCCCTTCTTATGTCTTATTCTACCGTCTTTATCTTTCATATCCTTCTTTATTACTATATCGGATGATTCCAAACTTTCTCTACTATTATATAAACTGTTTCCTCTGATTCTAATAAAAGGCAATTTACCTTTTCTTAAATAGAACCTTGTCTTAATCCTTACATAATAAAATTTGTTATCGCCTTTAGCTTCTTTTGGTATATCTCCAGTCCAAAATGTTGGTAGTCCTATAGGATATCTATTTCCACTCATTGAGTGCATCATAGAAGGATATAGGCTATTAACATCTGCTGTTACACCTTCAGTAAAAATCTTGTTGGTTTTTTGTGGTACAACATAGCACCAACCACCCGCGTATGCCTTTAGAATATATTCTCCTGCATTGTTACAGCCATATTTATCACTGATTGTATATTCATAAATATTCGGGTAAAACTGTTTATATTCTCTTAAATCATTGAATCCCATGAAATAATCAGGATGTAGTTTTACTGTTTCCATATAGAAAGATAATGTGTCGTTGTTAACCAATGATAGTCTTCTAAATTCAGCCATACAGCAACTTCCAATAGTCAGTCTATCATGTCCTGCATTATACATATATTCTAGTGCTTCTTTTAATACTAATACGTCATTGCTTATATAACCCTTTTCTTCATCTTTTATTATACCGTTTCTGCTTCTCTTTCCTGCATACTCCATATCAGTTTTGCGGTGTTCTGTTTTAAAGGCTTTACCTAATTCTTTCAGGCTAAAGGGCATCAGCTTTAGACTATCACGTAACTCAAGTATAAAACCTGTTGGTGTTTTAATAGTAAATGTATACCACAAATTTTTATCTGATATGAGATATTTAAAGCTGTTCTCTGGCATTTCATTATTATCTAAAAAGCCTATCGGTAAATTAGTTTCTTCATTCAATTTAAATGCTTGTGTGTAGTGCATTTCACTTAATAAAAATGATAACCAAAATGAGCCATCAAACCTTAAATTGTGAAAATACGCTATAAGATTGCAATTTCTTGTCATAAAGAACGCTAACTGCTTCTTTATATCATTGAATATAGAAACTTCTTTATCGTAAAGTTGTACACAAGCGGAAGCCCAGACGTCAGTTCTAGTTTGCCCTTCATACACTGTTGTCTCAAAATCAGCACACCATATTTCGTCATATGTTGTGCGTCTTCTCATAACAGATATTCACTCCCTAACCCCTTAAACTCGTCTGATTCTCTCCACGCTTTTGCAAAATCTGTTTCTGGTGCTAAAATATTACCTTGTTCTGGTTCTATAGTATTCTCTGTTCTAAGTCTATAATCCTTTATTTTATTCTGAAACTCTAATGGCATTTTAGCTATCATGCCATTAAACATTTCTTTTGCTGATTCTTTATAATGTGATAATGCGTAATAATTTTCGGTTATTTCTTTCCACGTATCTTCGTTCTGTTTTAGAAAATCATTAAAATCTTCATCGCCAATTTCTTCTCTTAATTCTGTAAATAATTCATAGAAAATAGATGGTTCGGTAAATGAAGTATCTCCCTCTCTCCATTTTATAGGCGGAGCAATGCTTTCTATTGCTTCATCTGCTTCTTTCCTTGCTTTTTGTTGTAAATAATCTGTAAGCCAAGAAGTATCTTCATCAGGTTCAGCTTCTTTACGCTCTAAATCAGACGGTTTTATAACAGGCATATTTTCTTCAAGATTATCTAACCTTACACCTATTTCTTCCGCTGTTGATAAATGCTTTACTTCATCTCTTGCTCTTATATACTTAAAAGCCTTTAATCCCTTTACCCAATTTCCTTCATCAGTTTTTACTTCAACCTTTGTACGCATATAATTACTGGAACTCTTGCGCTTTATATCTTCTACTTCTTTCTTAGTAAATCTTTTCTTTTTAGTTAATCTATCTAATCCAATACTGTCTCTTAATTCCTCTGTATCAAAACCACGTTCTTCGTAACTATTAAGCCTTTCTCTAATCTTATTTATAATTCCTGCCGCAATTGACCTAAGTGTTGGTCTTGCTTTTCGTGCCATAGTTTACCCCCCTTGTAAACTAGTATTTACTTATTTTGTAAAATAATAACATCCGATTGTGTAATAGAATCATAAAGAATATGATATATAAAATCCTCGTTATCAGTTAATAAGATACAATACGAAGTTGGTTTTATTTCTACAATATTTTCATAAATTCTTGTTTCATTTTTCTGTCTATTACAAACTATTACTTTCAGTGTTTTCATATTACCCCCTATAATGAAAAAACAGGACAAGGCTTTTAACCTTGCCCTGATTTCAGGAAATCTGAGGAAAAACAGGAAGTATATTAGATAACTCTGCACGTTAAGAACTGTGCCCCAGTTCTAGTTTTACTATTCTTCTTAGATACAGCAAGATTCCACTCTTCATCTGAATCTGCCATATATTCCATAGCTTCTTCAAGTCTCTGAATGAAGGATGAAGAGCCTGTCCCGTAAGCACTTCCATCCTTGCAAAAGACAACACAAACTTCATAGTCCTTGTTTTCTGTCTTTTCGTTGTGAACCTGAATGATAGCATAGAAGTCAATGTCAATTACTAATTCAGTTCCATCAGACATTACTGCCTTGTCTAATGTGGGGAAATCAGCCTGTAAAAGCTGAGCCTGCTGTTTCTTTGTCAGTTCTTTACTTGTGTATTTAATATTTGCGGAATAATTTGCGTTAGCCATTTTTGTTCTCCTTTACTATTATTTGTTATTTTATTCTGTAGGTTCATCGTCGTCGGGTTCTCCATACGGTTTTCTTGTCTTAGGGTCAAGAATTGTCGCGTATTTGATGAAATCATCCTCAGTCATACCGTACAGCTCAGAAGTCTGTCTTACATCTACAATAGAAGCAATAGAAAACTCATCGTTTTCATATTTCTTTCTAAGAGATTTCAAGACTTTCTGCTTGTCTTCTACATTACCGTCAAACGCAAAATCCTTATTAAAAGGTTCAGCAGTAGACAGGTCAATACAGAGACAGTTTACCATGTTTGTGCTGATTGTTCTTGTTACATTATACTTGTTTGCCATAGACATTTTCTCCTTTCTGTTTAATGTTTTAGTTGTCTATGTACTTAGCCATTAGTGGCACTCCCTCCGGAAAGAATCGAACTTTCTGTTTAATTTCTGAAGCTAAACAATATTCCAATATCAGAGGGTAAGCGGAGAATGAATCTCCGCACATCTGGGGGTAATGGAAATGGCAAGTTCCCATGCTTATATATTACTACATTTTGACCGATTTGTCAACCCAAAATTTGAAAAAATCTGGTTAAAAAGAAGTACAGCCACATTAAAATTCCTGTTGCTAATAGAGCACAATAGAAAAAATACCTAAAATGATTCATTATATCTTAATTCTCCTATTCTCTGGTTTAAAAAATTTAGAATAAATAAAGTGCCTGTATTTTAATAAAGCGATGAGAACAATATAATTAGAGTTAATACCCTCAATGGCTTCTTGTGATAAATTACTGATATTCATAACAAAACTCTCACCAATCTTAACTGTAAATTGGTCTAAGTCATAATCCCAACAAGTAGAAACCTTTTCAACAACTTTATCTCTAAGAGAACGCTCAACTCCTGCTGATAAACATGCACAAATATCATTAAAAACCCATTTACCCATCATGAGAATTTCTCCTTTAAAAATTGTGATATAGCTTTTAATGCAATATTATATGCTCTAGAATACGCTTTTTGGCAACGTGTTGATGAAAATAATGTGTTGCACTTTTTCTTTTCTTCTATAAGATCATTAATTAAACAAGTAAGAAAATAACAAGTTAGTTCAGCATCTTTAACGTCTTCATGTAAACCATTCAAGAAATTCTTTACATCCATATCAATATTATCCATAATCCACCTCATTTAATAGAAATCTTATCAGTATAAAGATAATAAGAAATAATTATTCAATGAAATATTCGCTAAGAATATAATTACGATACTTACTATAAACACTATTAACAATATGCTGTACATATGCCTTCAATAAATTATTACCAGAATTTCCAAAACAATCTAAATTGAATGACATAGTAAAATAATCGTGATTAGAAACATTTGATATCATTACATCTACTACTCGAACACCACTACCCTTAAACCCGTATGATTCTACAAAAATATCTCCTTTAATTCTTTTACATAATTCCTGTTTAATATTATTACTAATATCATCATTTCCCACAATAATATTATTACTAATATCATCATTTCCCACAATAATTTTAATATCTTCATTTTCCATAATAATTCACCTCTCTTAATTATCCATGAAAATATACTATGCTTTAAGTTTTAGCAGAATCAGTATCAGCGTGAATAATATTGTCGGAAGATATACAATAATTAGCTTCATTTTTTTCCAAAATAGAAGAAATCATTTCTCTATCAATACGTTGTTTTCTAGGTTTTTTCTGCCCAATAATATAGCCAGTCCATTCAATAATATATTTATCAGATTCAGTAACTTCAATCATAAAATTTCCTTTTTTCCCATCAATAAATTTATAGTAGACTGTTTTAGGTTTTTCCTGTGGAGAAATTTTTTTCTCTTCAAAAGCAAAACTAGAATAAATTAAAGTTTTTTCCTCGGACTCATAAACATACTCGACAAATTCATAAAACCCTGACGTTGGTATCCGATATGGTGCTTTTACATATTTTCCAGGAATACCTGTCCAAACTGTTTCAGCTGGAGCGACTTTTTCATAGAGAACTAAACGCATAAACTATTTCTATCTCCTTTCATACTGTTGGATTCCTGTTAGAATCCTGTTACTATCCTGTTACTCTACCATTATACATTATAAACAAAATTTTGTCAAGATAAACGTTTTAAGAAATAGGGGAGATTTCTCTCCCCTATTAGAACGATTATGCTTCATCGTATGGCTTTCTGGTTTCAGGATTTAATACCTTGCTGTACTTAATAAAATCCTCTTCCGTCATGCCATACAGCTTAGACGTAGTATCAATAGAAATGATAGCAACAACAGAGAGTGTGTCGGTTTCCTTTTTCTTTCGTAACCACTTGAGAACTTTACCTTTATCATCCTTATCAAGTCCGTCATAGGTGAATACCATCTGCGCGGTCTCCATTGTCTGGGGATTGATTGTCATAGCAGTAACATTTGTTGCTTCGATTGTTCTTGTTACGTTGTACTTGTTTGCCATTGTTTTAGTCTCCTTTTTGGCTATAATCTCACCTATTTTTAGGTGGAATGGGTGAGGGGGAATTGAACCCCCTCGAAAACCGTTCACCCTATTTTTGTGCGACTGACTGTTTCGACCTTTTCACTTCCATACATAGCCCTGATTTGCTTCATAGACTTACCGGATTTGTAATGGATATTTCCAGCGTATGGTTTCCAGTACCATGCACTTTTTGACTTACTCCATGCAAATCCTAAGCTTTTGAACTGTTCACGATATTGGTAAGTATTTCCTGTTATCCATAACCAGATTCCGCATATCTCAATGGTTATGTTTTCAAAAGTAATAATCTTCTCTATGATATCACGGAACAATTCGTCGTCATGATAATCATATTTGCGATTATGTTCTTTCTTTGCTTCATCCGTGTTAGCTGTAAATGCTGAATGATTCTTTAAATTAGAAAAAACCGATTCATACTCAGCTTTCATAGCTTTAAAGTCATTGGCATTTCCGCCACAATCAGGATGAAGCTGTTTGACAAGTCGTTTATAGGCTTGTCTTAAGGATTCCAGATTTTCACAATCAGCATTAGAAAAATACTTCATAACTTTTTTCTCCCTTTTTCTTTTTTCCTATTAAGTTTTCAATGTCCTGTTCTTTCTGAACTAACTATATACTATCACATAACTTTTTTCCTGTCAAGCATTTTTTTAAAATTTTTTCTAAGATTTTTTCAATTTTTCCCTATGTATTTTTTCCGGTTTTTTCATAGGATTTTTTTCCAGATTTTTTCTAAGAAATTATTTTCCTAGATGCGTCTATGATGATAGTCAGTTCCAGATCGAGTATATGTCTATGGAAATAGACGCAACTAGGGTAGCAGACGTGTCTATGGTAGCAGACATGTCTATGGTAGCAGACGTGTCTATGGTAGCAGACGTGTCTATTGTAGCAGACGTGTCTATGGTAGCAGACGTGTCTATGATAGCAGACATAATATGACTACAAAAACATAACTATAGTCATAGATATTACAGGAATGAAAACATATAATAGGAAGAAACACGTGTTAGAGCATAAACCGGAAAAATCATAGAAAATAATTGAAAAAATCCTTGACAAGAAAACAATTCTATAGTATACTTAAAGAGAACTGATAAACAAGCACATTAAAGAAGGGAGAACAAAAAATGAAACTCAAAGTTAATGTTGTATCAAGAGATACAAACAACAACACACTATATCAAAGTTGGTGTGAAATGAAGTACAGTACATTGATTAGATTTATAAAGAAAATGTTCAACATGGATGAAGAAATAAAGTCTATTAGAGTGAAGAATGATAAACTTCATTTCTATGCTAGGAAAAGGGGAAACATCTTTACATTCAGAATATATGAAGGCAATGTTGCACATAACAGAATAACAATAGAATTATAATCAATGAAGAAAGGAGAACAAAAATGAAAAGAAAATACGGTGTCGTTTGGGAAAAGGAAACTGTTTTTGGTAGAATGATTGACATTGCTACTTATACAGCAAATAGTTATACGGAAGCTGTAAAGATTGGATATGATAAAGCGTTGAACGATAGATATGGTAAAGTGCTTAATATCATTACAGTTGACTTTGAAAAAAATGCACGTAAATCATGGGAGTATCATTATACTAAAGCCTTCATTGAAACATGGGGAAACTGATAGAAAAATAATTGAAAAAACACTTGACAGCAAGAACATAAAGTAGTATAATCAATAGTGTCAAGGAACATAGAAACAATAACAATCAAACAAAAAGAAGGGAGAACAAAATGAGAAAAAACATTGTAGTAGGTGAGTACAGATTTAAAGTATCTGAATATTATGATAAGGCAATGCCGAATCATGAGAGCGCACAGTGTGGATTGATGTTTAATAGTAACATTATTATGTTAAAGTCATACAGTACGATTGTAGCAACTTATAACACGACGGATAACTCAATATGCTGTGCAGGTACATATAGTGCGACCACAAGAAAGCACATTGGTTACTTTGCACATTACATTAATGAAAGATACGGTACAAAGTTTACGTATCAGGACTTTAAAACAGCCGCGGGGGAATGATGAAAATAGGGGACTGAAAAAGTCCCCTAACATTAGAAAAAATAGTTGAAAAAACTCTTGACAGCAAGAACATAAAGTAGTATAATCAATAGTGTCAAGGAACATAGAAACAATAACAATCAAACAAAAAAGAAAGGAGAACAAAATGAATACGTTTGAAAAGAAAGCAAGGGAAGCAAGGAATCAGGAATTGAGAGTTGAGACATTGTCTAGTATCTTTACGGCTGTTGAAAATTCCTATCATTGGGAATGTTGCGAGTACAATGGAGATACAGGAGAATATGTTGAGCCAACTAAACCAGATGACTACAAAGAAGCTGATGGAGAGTATGAAGATAGAAAATATTTTAGAGCAACT